TGGTTGCACTTGAGTTGGAACAGGCATTGCCTGTTCCAACTCAAGTGCAACCACGGACACGTCGAGACTAAGGCCATAGACATCAAATCGTCCGACGGCAGTATGTCGCCCGCAAAGATCATTATAGCCGCAGAGCCGGAACACGATGGAAGCGACGGTCAGGATACCTAAAAAGCTCGTGCCGATGTTCGCCGTTCCTCGCGGCGGGTTGCGGTATCGCGGAGCTTATGGTGGACGAGGTTCTGGTAAGTCCTTCACGTTCGCCAAAATGGCGGCCATATGGGGTTATGCCGAGCCTCTGCGCATCCTTTGCACCAGAGAAATTCAGGATTCCATCAAGGAATCTTTCCATGCTGAATTAAAAAACGCTATCGAAACAGAGCCCTGGCTGGAAGCGCATTACGACGTTGGCGTTGACTACCTACGCGGCAAGAACGGAACGGAGTTTCTGTTCAAGGGGCTGCGTCATAATATTGGCAGCCTCAAGTCTTTGGCACAGATTGACCTCTGCATAGTCGAAGAAGCAGAGGACGTTCCAGAAGCATCATGGCTGGCACTTGAGCCGACAATACGCGCTCAAAAATCCGAGATATGGCCTATCTGGAACCCTCGCATTGACGGCAGCCCTGTTGATCGTCGGTTCAGAAAGAATACGCCGCCGCGCTCTATGATCGTCGAAATGAACTACATGGACAACCCATGGTTTCCCCTCGTACTTGAGGAGCAGCGCAAGCACCAGTTGCAGACGCTGGACCATGAGACATACCGACACATCTGGCACGGAGACTACCTCAAGCGCAGTAAGGCACAGGTGTTTGCAAAGAACTGGCGCGTCGCTGACTTTGAACCGGCTAACGGATGGGACGGGCCGTACTTCGGACTGGACTTTGGTTTTGCGCAAGACCCGACTGCGGGCGTCAAGATGTGGGTGCATGACAAGGTGCTCTACGTTGAGCACGAATGCTACGCCCACGCGCTTGAGCTGGACCACACTCCGGATAGGCTGATCAAAGACTTGCCTGGTATCGTCGAGCACACATGTCGAGCAGACAATGCCCGACCTGAGTCCATCAGCTACCTCAAGCGCCATGGACTGCCGCGTATGAAGGCGTGTGAGAAAGGCAAGGGCAGTGTTGAAGACGGAATTGAGCACATGCGTAGCTATCGGGAAATCATTGTGCATAGCCGGTGCGTGAATACTGCCCATGAAATGACGGCGTACAGCTACAAAGTGGACAGGCTTAGCGGCGACGTGCTACCCGTGCTTGTAGACGCAGATAACCACATAATTGACGCGGCCCGCTACGGGTTGGAGCCCATCATGAAATCAAGAGGTAAGGGGATATTCCGATGAGTTGGTTCAAAAAAAAGAAAGAGCCCATTGTTGCCAGCGAGCGAGAACGATCTTCCCTGTTTTCGACAGATCTGCCCGCTAATCCGAAGTCGGACGCAAAGCGTGTCATCGACCTCATCAAAGCGTCTATCCCCGCAGCACCTACCGCATCAGACGGTAGCGCCATGGACGCCAGCTTTTACTCGCTGTCGAGCAACGATACTGCCGGGGCCGGCGTCCCTATTGCTCAGGCCGAGTGGTACGCCTCTCAATCGTGGATTGGATACAACATGTGCGCCGTGCTCATGCAGCATTGGCTGGTTGACAAAGCGTGTCTCATGCCAGCCCGCGACGCCATCCGTCAGGGATATGAGATCACGTCAAACGGTGGTGATGAGATCGATCCGGAAATCGTCGAAGCCATGCAGCAGGCCGACCGCAAGTATGGCATCAACAACGCGATGCAAGAGATCGTTCATATGGGTCGCGGGTACGGTATTCGGGTTGCCATATTCAAGGTCAAATCCACAGACCCGCAATACTACGAGAAGCCGTTTAACATAGACGGTGTCACGCCCGGCAGCTATATAGGCATTCAACAGGTCGACCCGATGTGGTGTGCTCCTGAGTTGACCGACGCCAGTGTATCAGACCCTGCCAACATGTTGTTCTACACTCCGGTGTTCTGGCGCATCGCCGGGCAGCGCTATCATCACTCTCATCTGTTCGTTTACATCCCGTATCCCGTGCCGAAGCTTCTCAAGCCTGCATACCGGTATGGTGGTGTATCCCTCCCCCAACGCATCTTCGAGCGGGTGTATGCCGCAGAGCGCACCGCCAATGAGGCACCACAGCTTGCAATGACTAAGCGTCTGACGGTGTTCAAGACTAACACCGATACGGCTCTAGCCAACATGTCAAAATTTGCTGCAGTTATGGAGCGTTGGGCAGCGTGGCGTGACAACTACGGAGTAAAGATTTGCGACAAAGACGTCGAGGATATAGAGCAGCATGACACAGCCCTTGGCGACCTCGATACGGTTATCATGACGCAGTACCAGCTTGTGGCATCCATCGCCAACGTCCCGGCAACCAAGCTGCTCGGCACACAGCCCAAAGGATTTAACGCGACTGGTGAATACGAAGCTGAGAATTACCGGCAGGAATTGGAGTGTATCCAAGGCGATCTTACGCCCATGCTTGAGCGGCATCACCAGCTTGTGATGAAATCCCACATTGAACCGAAGTACGGAGTGGCTGTTGATACGTCGGTCGCGTGGGCCGCACTGGATAGCCCGACGGCTGACGAATACGCAACTATCAACAAAACCAAGGCCGAGACTGATAGCCTGCTCGTTCAGATGGGTGCAATCGACGGCATGGACGTTCGCGCACGTATAACGGCCGATAAGGATTCCGATCATTTTGGATTGGCTGAAATTGTCGAAGAACAGGAAGAAGTTCTGCCCGAAGAGGGAGCACCGAATGGCGAAGCGCAAAACCAGACCCCCGCTAACTAAGACGCGCCAGCAGTGGGCCGAGCAGCGCAACGGGGCCACGTTCAAGGGGCTGCCCCTGCACTACAACGCGGCTGTCGAATCTCGATACCGTGAGTCGATTCAGCGCCTTGTAGAACTCATGGGCAAGGCTTATGCGCGCGAACTGAAAGCAGTGTTCAACGAATACGGAGGAGAACTCACACAGGACGCCAGCATTGCCAGTCAAGCCCGAATCAAGCTCAACAAGTTGTATGATCGGTTTTACAAGCGATTCGCCAAAGAAGCACCGTCTATTGTAGACCGGTTCTTTGGCGGCGTAGACAAGGCTAGCGCGGCAAGTTTGGGTATGTCACTTAAGGAGTTGAGCGGAGGCGTCACGCTCAAAGCCAATGTGATGCCAGCCACACTCGTTGAAGCCGTAACCGCAGCAACAGCCGAGAATGTGGCCCTGATCAAATCAATCCCTGAACAGTATTTCACCCAGATACAAGGTGCCGTGATGCGCTCCATCCAGCCGGGCGGTAACGGGCTTGCTGACGTGACTGAGGCGTTGCAAAAATACGACGCCATGAGCATGGGGCGCGCCAAGTTGATTGCACGGGACCAGACGCGCAAGGTGACTACAGCCATGAACACCGAGCGCGCAAAAGCCCTAGGCATAAAGAAATTCGAGTGGATACATAGCGGCGGCGGTGCCGAACCGCGCAAAGAGCACGTGCGCATGGATGGAAAGATTTTCAGCTACGATGACCCGCCAGTGATCGACAGCAAGACCGGCGAGCGAGGATTTCCCGGACAGCTTATCAACTGCCGATGTGTGGCGCGTCCGGTGGTAAGCTTTGGGGAGGAAGGGGAATAATGCAGGCAAAAGAGTTTGACCGTCCAGACATGTACCGCCGTGCAGCCCTCATTTATTATAGACGGACGGCCCGAAGATTGCCGTACAAGGTCAGAAAGTCCATTGCCAACAAAAGATTGAAGGCTGCATGCGTATGCTTGAGCTAAAGATATTTTCAGAAATCGATGCTGATAGCAATCTTCCAGTGTTTGACTATTACGTATGCGCGTGCAGCGGCATGTGGCGTGTAGATGGGGACACGTTTGTTGTAACTATCCCCGGCGTTGTGGCACCCGGATTGAGCACGATGGAAGGCGTTGAGGTGATAGCATGACCGTGCTGTCAAACGTCATAGCGTCAGCCCTTGCAGACGGGAAGCGTCTAAGCGAAGCCGAACTGCTGTGGGTTCGTGTTGCCGGGGCAGACTCCACTGAATTTGTAAAGTATGGCGAAGCTATCTACCAGAACGGGCCGAGTGTTGTCAGTACGCACGCTGTAGGGACTCAGGACCGCGAAATCACCCTCGAGCTTATCGACAGATACAACGG